GAAAGGGGACTGTTCATGTTGGCGGACAGCAAGTTGAGCCGTGCAGTCTCTTGGCGTTTTGGTTCGCTTGGAAAGTTTTACGTGTGGTCAACAACCAATTTGGTCACCCTGGCTCTGCAGTACCTCCATCAATGGATAGAATTTTCGCTCGGTCGTGTCAGGTGCACAATACCTTAACTGACACGTCGTCACAGCTACTAGTTAGACCCAAAGCAGGATTTAACACGGGAGACAGAGCCGCCAACACCCCATGCGTTTACGGTCGCCACCGACCCCGTAGGGTGAGCTGAGGGTACCTACCTCAGCCCAGCAATATGATTGCCAAACCTGAGCGTGTGACTAGGCGTATTCCACCGAAGTGTCATACGGGAGTAGTCCTGTTCAAGTGCAATTTGTAGGTCCGGAGGAATTCCAAAGGCCTCCCAAAACGACACGCGGGCTGTCGCTGTGGGCTCCCTGAATCGTGCTGACATGCGTAATGCTAGGTATTGCATCCCAGATTCAAGTTCGACCTTACGCTTCGTTTCCGCTGTACCGCGGATCAGCGTTTGGTAGAACTGACAGAATATGGGCACATCTCCAGCAAGTGCCATACCGCACATTCCGATGGCTCTTCGGTAGAAGTTATAATCCGACTCATGTTGTATGGGTTTTACCACCACCAAATCCTTACTGAGTACAACACGAGGGTCCCGTACCATACGGTACACCCCAGGTGTGATTTCAATTGGATGTGATTGGCAGAATTCAATGTGTTCAAGGACATATACTGGCTTCTCAACTTTCAGTACAAATCCGGACTCATCGAACCACCACACAATGCCATTCATGAAAGTGTCTAGATCGGCACGTTCCATGATGACAACACAATCGTCGCCATCGTTAATCAAGGCGCATGTAATGCCTTTAAGCTGACAATACGACCACACCATCATGGTCATCAATGATATATTTCCAAGTGAAGTATTCATGTCACCGGATCATCTACCACCATGGACGTGGTAACAGACACAACTATCACAACATCGGACAAATCCGCGTGTGCGTAGTTGCATCCGTAACATCCAAGCCAGGCATTTATCGTGGATCCCAAAGAGTGCTCGGTATAACGAGTGCTCGAACCGTAGGGCGGCCTGAGACACATGTTGATCAAATCGATGTGCATCAAGCCCCACTGCGACTGGGCACTTAAATCGTTGCCAAGACTCATAAATCGCCTGACCTCTTTCATCAGCGTTAAGGCCTTTCATGACCGTTGGTCCTCCCCACATTTCATCAATTGCACCATAAATCACATGCTCACATGCTTTGGTGTAGACTCCGAGACTCAAGTTATAACGCGTCGATCTCGGTTGAATGATTCTAGGATCAGAATCTGCATCCTCCATCGATTTGTCATCCTTTGGTGTTAAGTTCAACTTCTCGGCTTTCACAAAACTTGAAACGTAAGAATCTTTCTCTTCCAATGGTTTAATAGCTAGAGAGTCCCGAGCTTTTTCATACGCTCGTCGCTTCCGCCCAGTATAAGCACTGATAAACTGATCAGTGGTTAAAGGTTTGACGACTCGAGTATGTTTAAGCAAGGCACGTCTAGCTGCTCCATGGTAGTGAACGAATTTCGCGTAACAGGGTCTGTAGGGCCTCTCCCACCCTCCGTTCCCAGTCTTGTGAAAGAACACTCGTGTGATGATTGCACGAAGTGCTGTGTCTTCATCTGCATTGTGTACGCCGTACTGAACCCCAACCCCTATAGGAGCAAGGTTGTAGATCTTGCGCTCTCTATACCGACCCCCAATGCTATCACGGATTGCTAGCTTCTCAGCATTAGGATCATTTGGACAACCCTTCATGCCAAATA